AATAGAAATTCAGTTGGTGGTTTTTGGAAAGTAATTAGCAAAGGCAAGCAACGCAGATGGGTTTGTAAGCCATGCACCGAAATTAAATTTAAGTAAGGTAAATGGCGCGTTCATCATTGCGCCTATTTACTAACCCTTTTAAAACCTTGCCACCTGCTTTTGTGTATTTTAAAAATTCATCAGCCGCGCCTTGATAGTCGCCGCGATTATGTTTTTGTCTTAATGTGCTGCGTTGTAAAGTGCCTAAGCCTACATTAAATGAAAAGCTGACCAAAGAATCAATCCAGCTTTGCTTGTTGCCAGCACTAGGACAATATTTAAGAACTCCACGTTCAAAGCGTTCAAGGTCTTTTGCAAGTATGGCATTCACTTCATCCATAGTAAATTTACGATTCCAATCAGGTGGGCATGGCAAAAATATGCGATCTTCAATTTTTAGCTTTGCATGATTTGGGTCAATTACATGACCAACGCCAATTGTCCACAATTTTGCTGGGCATTGATAAGGCTTTAATCGCACACCTTCATGATGGGCAATGCATTTAAGAGCCTTGTCGCTAATCATATTGCGCCTTTTGCTTTGCTTCTAATTCACGCAGATCATTAGCCACATCCGAAACACCATGCCAATCTTCTAAAGCAATCATGACGCGCATATAATCAATTAAGATTCTTTTTTGTACGTCAAAATCTGAATAATCAATCATTTGCCAAATGCCCTTCCACCAAAATGGAAAGTAATTATTGCAGCAAACATGATGCGCGTATCTTCATCCCATAATTGATTTGCCAAATCATCAAATGTTGCACCATGCATCATTCCAAAAATAAAAATGCCAATATCAATTAAAACTAACAACAAAAAAAATCCAAGCGTTAATAAACTTCTAGTTGAACTTCGCAAATTAATAACCCATTGGGATGCACCTTGACCAATAGCAATATCGTGATTGTAAATTGCTTGCATTTCTGCTTGTTGTGCGCCTATTAATGTTTGCCTGTCATCTGATGCTGTTTGCGTTTTAATTTCATCTAATTTTATTTCTTCAATTTTTTGTTGTGACGCATAGCCAGCCGCAAGCAATTGCATTTCACGTTCTGTCTGCATTTTTGCAAGTTCAAGTTCATGTTTTTTATCTGATTTGTCTTGAAAATATTCAAGCAATTTAGGCAAGCCGCCCATCAAAAAAGATATAACAGTTGATAGTAATGTAAGCATTATTTCTCCTGCATTTCCGTTAAAATTTTAAGGCGCAATTCTTTCATCTTGCGAACTTCTATTAGTGCGGCAGTTGTTGCATTGTGCATATCTAAATACATCAAACCCATCACAGGCAGCGCAATAATTAACACAATACACAAAACCAATAAGGTGAGGAGTAAAGTGAACGGTACGTCTCGCTCGTTCTTATCAGAATCATTACCCATAGGAACCAAAATATTATGAATAAAACCGCGAGGATTGATGTCAGTTGTTCTTTGATTTTTCTTTTTATATTTGCCTGTCGCCATTTTGCCGCTTGTGCCGCTTTAAATTCTTCAGCGTGAGCCGCTTCTTGTTCTTTAACAATACGCTTCCAAGTTACATCGAATTTTTCCCACAGCGAACCTAATTCTTTTGGTGCTTGATAAACCATCATTTCGCGTATTTCAACCAACATGGAATCAAGCCTTGCCGTAATAATGATTCTGCGGATTGCTCTGCGACCGATTGATTCCTCGCCTTTGTAAACTTTTTTGCCCTGCATTTCTTCTTGCAACAATGCTTTACTTAAAGAATCGTAAGCATCCATTAACACGCCAAGCTGATTACCAATTTCTGTAAACGTATCGTTTGGGTCAGCCTTTGCTATTTCCTGAACTCTTTGAACTTCGGCGTTATATTGTATTTTTTGCGCTGGTGTCGGGTTTGTTATTTTATGAAACTGCGCTTTTAAATCTTCTAAAACTTCACGCACATCGCCGCTTGCATTCTTAATGTCTTTGTAAAGCTGACATCCTTTTTTTACAGCAGCAACAGCAGCATTTGCGGCAGCAAGTAATGTAATTGGGTCAATTTCTTATTCCTCTTTATTTGCTTTTGCATTATCTTTTGCAATTTGTAAATGCTGATGCTTGTACCAAGTAGAAATAATTAGACCAACAAAACCAATAAACAAGCCACCTAATGCCGCTACTTCATTCGCGCTTAGTCCAAAGACAATAGCAGTCGCAGAGCCACCATAGGTTGCGGCAGTAGCTGATTTGATGACTATGTTTTCATTCATGCTAAGTCTCTGAATTTGATGGGGTTTCAAGTTGAGATTCTACGCGAACATCAATCCAAATTCCATTATCATATTTAAAGCCTATGCCCACTTCCAAACCTTCTATACAAACAACATAGCAATCTGAAGGCGGTTCCCAAGGCGCAATAGTTTGCACAACAATTGAATTTCCAGTTTCTACAACATCGCCATTTTCATCAACAATGGTTTCCGGTTCTGATATAACAATCGGGTCAATACGACCATCCCACAAAATTACATTCTCGCAAATGTTTGTGAGGTTATTTATAACTGCATAATTTTGAACTGTCATGATTACCACCAAGTTAGAATAATTTGACCTGCGCCACCTGCGCCTGATGTTGTGCCTGTTTTAGTGCCGCCACCGCCGCCAGCAGGAGTTACACCAGCCGAAGGGGTTGCCGTAGTAGTTCCAGCACTTCCATTTCCACCAAATTTGCTAGTGCCACCCGCGCCACCTGTGCCGCTACTTTGACCGCCAGAACCGCCGCCACCACCACCGCCGTAATAAGAAGTTCCACCAGCACCACCGTTACCAGCAGCACTAGCAGAAGTACCACCACCACCACCGCCGCCATAATAACTACCAGTTGCAGCAACTCCTGCGCCAGTAGAACCCGCACCACCTTCAAATACGCTTATGCCGTATCCTAATCCACCAACACCGCCAGTCGCACCAGTTGATGTGGTTCCAATTTGCCCAGCACCAAGAATGCCACCACCACCGCCACCGCCAGTTTGTTGACCAACAAAAGCAACGCCAGCTCCACCGCCAAAAGATTGCAATGTTTTAGCACCACCGAGATAATTAGTTAAAGTAAAACTACTATTGCCCCCCGCATTTCCACTTACATTTGTTGAAACAGCAGCACCACCAGCACCAACCGTATAAGATTCAGAAGCAGCAAGAAATGATAAAGGAATTGTTATTTCATTATAAGCACCACCGCCACCGCCAGCAGCCACATTACTATTTTTGCCGCCACTCCCACCACCTGCCCACATTTGAATTTTTAAAAATTGATAACCGCCAGTTGAAGGTTTTGACCAAGTGCTAGAACCTGCCGAAAGCGTTTGTGTTTGAATTTGCGGAATTAAAGCAACGGCAGTTGATTGCCAAGTCGTTCCATTACTTGTAAGAACATTTCCAGTTGCACCGGGTGCTACAAATTGAACCGCGTTTGTGCCATTCCCAAGAATGACATTATTTAAGGTTAATGTTGATGCACCTAAGCCGCCATTAGCAACAGGAGTAATATTAACTAAACCAGTAGATGCATCAAGTTGACCTGAACTATTAACTTTATTGCCGAGTTGCGAAAGATTAAATGCTTGCGTCATGCTGCACCTGTTCTATTAAATGTTTGTTGCGAAAGAATTGTCGTGTTGTTTGTAGGCGTTGTAACCAATGTATAAGTTCCTGTGCCAGTTATGTAATCATTGCCAGCACCAGCAGTACCAATGCATCCATTCAAATATAATTCAAAAGCAAGCGGATTATAAGAAAATGAATAAACTGTTTGACCGCTTATTGTGTTAGTTGTAATTATTGAAGGCGAACCAACAGGAACACCAAAATTATTATTTGCAAATTGAATAACTGTTAAATTGCCAGTTGCCAAATCAGGAAAATTGTTTACTGTATTTGAAATTAAATCATAATCTTGGTCATTAACAATTGTTCCATTTAAAAACAAAATTTCTGAACCTGACACAATTTGATATGTTGTCGGCGTAAATGTTGCTGCGCTTGTTATAGTTTGATCCCATCGTGAAAAAGTAGGATAAGCAACACTTGCCGCCCTTGCTCTATAAACAGAATTTCCAGCAGACGCAGTAAAAGCAGCAGTAAAAACAATTTGTTTAGTTACGTAATTTATTGATGAAACTGTATATTGTGTTGGTGAGCCTGTATTTGAAAAAGTTATTTTATCGCCATTAGATATTAATTGAGTCGGCAAACCTGTATAAGTTAAAGTAGTCGTGCCTGTTCCAGAACCGTAAACAATACCTAAATCCGCATAATAAATAGCTGTGCTGACTGATCTAAATGAAATGATTGTTACGTTGTCACCAACCGCGCAAGCAGTAAGCATTGTGACAGTTGTATTTGTCTCTGTGTATTCGCTTGTCGGCACAAGCAAAATTCCATTTCTAAATACTAAATCCTGTCCAGTTATATACCCTGCCACTCTTGTTGTTGGCGTAAATACAGTTTGACCAGCAGTTGCAACAAATTCTTGACTGGTATAATAAAATCCGTCAGGCGTAGTTAAACCAACTACTCGCCCATAAATATCAATTGTTAAAGTTGCACCGCTACCTGTAAATGTAGTCGCCCCGCCAAAATCTAAAAATTTAGCAAGCGAACCGACAAGCGTTCCATTAGCGTTATTTAAAACAGAAATTTCACCGCCACCAGTTGATGTGGTTCCGGTTGTTAGTAATTGACCTGTGCGAACATCCAAATCAATAGCATTTGTACCATCAGGCAATGCAGACCAAATTGATGGATCAAAGGTAGATGTCGGCACATAAGCCGCAGTTGATGCAGCGTAAGCAGCAGGAGCAGTACCAAAACTAAATGTTCTGCCTGATCTGTTTATATAACATAATTTATTAGCTGATCCGAATGTTGGTTGCGCTAAATACCAAGTGTAATTTGATGCTGTATTGCTAAATGACGAAGAAGTAGAATTATAAAGTCCGTAATAATTTTTTCCAATTGGTGAAGAACTTAAACCTGCGCCGCTCAAATTATTACCATAAGCCACAACTAAATAACGATTCTCATAAGTGAATGTTGTTGGTCGCCATTGAAATAAAGTTGATGCAGAAGAAAAATTACTTGTACCAATGTTATTAACCATTCTGGTAAAGAAATACCAATTACCTGCCGCAATGTCAGTTAATGTAACTGTCAATAATGTGCTAGGTGGGTATTGTGAACCATCAGAAGTGATTGCAGTTGTACCAGCAAAATATCTTTGTGCTGTCGTTGGGTTTGCAAATGCGGAATACCAAACTTCAGCATATTGCACAATACCATTAGCTGAAGTAAGAACATTAACAATGAATGATGGATTTAGTGTTGTTGGATTTGCTCCAGTAATAACAGGAACCGGAATTGTTCCAAATGTTAATGGATCACTTAATCCGCTATTTGGCGCAGGTGCAAATTGTGAAATACTAGAATCATCATAAACTGTTGGGTTGTATTCCATTAAA